CGAGGTTGTTATTTTGAACGTAAGTTACGGTCAAAGTTGCAACACCTGTGTCTGAAGTAGTGGCAGAAGAGTCAGTAAAGATTTTAACATCTGTACTTCCAATATCTTCCCACGCATCTGAGTCAGTGATTGTAGCTTGTGAAGCTAATTTAATTTTCTCTACTACAGTAACAACAATACCCGTCGCAAGTTCAGTTGAAGTTGAAGTTGTTCCAATGTTTAATGTAGATGAGTTATCCCACGCAGTTGTGACATATACAGACATCTCTACAATTTGACTGTTTGCAGGAATAACAATTCCTGAAGCAGCCGCAGTTGTAGATTGTGTAATTGCCGCAGACTGAACCATCAATACTTGACCAACATTTTTCATGTCAGTACCGACTGTAGTTCCAGTTGTTTCTTTAATCGTTCCAGCTTTTATTGGGCCGGAAAACGTAGTTGTTGCCATGATTAATACTCCTAGTTTGTGAATCTAGTCTCTAGGCCGTCGAGTATACTCGTCTAGATTCGTTTAAATAATTGTATACTAATTTAGATATAGCGCAAAATTAAATTTAGCGCAAGGTATCCCTACGTGTTTGTGTGATTTTTGATAGCGCTTAAGTGGCTATCGAAACTTCAGCCTTGGCGCCGTTTACTTTAGTTTGAAGCGTATCTGCTTCAAATTCGTTGGCAATGATCTGCTTTATAACATCCTGGATTTGTCTATTGATCTCAATCATCCGAATATTATGCTTCCCTGACTTCAGGTGCTCGTGTTGCCATTCTAACTCCAAGGACTTCTTCGTAATGTACAGGTCTTCCGTCATTTCTAACCTCCTCATAGGTTATCCATTTACCACGGGTAAATCCATCTTTCTCCAGTTTTACCTTATTTTGTCCTAGTTTGTCAAGGATTGATTTTTCGACATCTTCTTTTGTATCTTTACAAAAGACCTCGGTTTGCCCGAAATAGCCATTATAATTGATTCTTACCTTAAATTTCTTCTTCATCTTATTCACCTTTTGTAATGATCTTAACATAAAAAGGGGCGACCCGAAAGCCGCCCCTTAATTTTCTTTTTTTGTTAATGCTTAGTTATTAAGCACCTGTATTGCCATATATGCCACGCCAGTCAGACCAGCCGAAGCTGTATCTTTCTCTTGCTTTATATCTAACATTACCAGTATCGAAGTCGCCTTCCATAGCTGTTTTTAATGGTGCTCTAACGAAGTGTTTTAGTCCGTTTGGAACATCAGTTTTAACGAACCAAGCATCAGTATCAGTTAAGTAGTGGTTCACAGTATAACCTTGTGGGACCATACCCATTGACTTAATTGCATTGATATCATTATCAGCAGTTCCAACTCTACCTTGGGATTTTAAAATCCTTTCAGCAGTAAATTCCAACTCTTTAGGGATGATCATTTTCATTCCTTGAGCTGCAATTTTAAGTCCTCTTTCATCTTGGTAACCAGCGATATCAATTAACGCTTGTTCCAGAGATGTTTCAGACAAGTCAGAATAAGTAGTCGGTCTATTAGACTGATTACCATTCAATGTTGGGTGAGCGCTACTAACTAACACTACACCGTCTCCACCAGTATATCCGGAAGAAGCGGTTGCATTAATTAGAACGTTTGCACCTTTCACTTGCTTTGATGTTGCCATTGAACGAGCTAGTGCTTTTGTATAACGAGAAGAGATTCTATCGTAGAGATTATCTTCGATAGCTTCTTCTGTTAAAGCGAAAGCCAATGCTACTGTTTCCATTGTGTATCTAGCTGTGTAAGTTTCCTGAGCATCGTCGTATTGAACGCCGGATCCTTCAGGTTTTACATCAGCAGTACCGAAACCAGATAACATAACTTCTTCTTCAAAAGCTCTGTCAGATGATTCGTTGTCGAATATCTGAGCTGCTTCGTTTTCATAACGTTTGTATTCCAGGCCGAATAGTGCATTCAAACCTGGTTCTAGTTCTTTAACTAGCTGTGCTCGTGATATTGCCATGTTTTATATGCTCCTATTATACTCCGGCAACAAGCTGAGAATATTTACAGTTTTGCATAACTATAATATTCGCATAAGCTGCGCTGAAGTCGTTATTATCAGGATCTTCTGCCGAACGTAGGATTCTCCAGTTTTTAGCCGTTGCTAATATAGTTGCATAGTCTGCAGTTATATTTGATTTACCGCCAGTACTAGTACCGGAAGTATTTGTAGCTATTGCTAAGCCTGCGATAACCGCTTTTCCTGCGATTGTATAATCTGCAAGAGCTGCGTCGAGAGCGATCTGATATTCCTGGAATGGGTTGTCATTAACAAATGCCGTGATGTTTTCACTATTTGCTGGTGTTGTGGAAGCTGGGTAGTAATTACTCCAAGTGGGTTTCAAAGTAGTTGATGCATTGTAGAAACAACCATTTAAAACTCCAAGAAGATCACCTGTAGTCCCTGCTGCCGCAGTTTTAAGAAAACCACCAGTGCCTACTGTCACATCTTCGATCAATAGAACTGGTTCACCATTATAAATAGCTGTACCGTCACCGGTTTCAATTGTGTACTGAGACTGACCTTGAGTCGATGGAGTATTCCCCAACGTATTCGTAGGTGTCAGCCCATAGCCACTTGATTGTCTATTTGCCATAATGTTTTTCCCTATTCTTAGGTGTTTACAGGTTTCCCTGTAAACGGGTTAAAAAAATTCGATAGCGAGGATTGACCTTAAAAGATTGACTAAAAAATTAATCGTTCTTCTTTGCACCACCGAAACTATACGAAGTACGTCTGCTACTTGTAACAGGCATACTCGGATGTTGATCCTTTAGAGGTTCGTTTTCTACTGCTTCATTCTTATCGCTTGCGAGTTTCTTAAAATGCGCATCGCGTTGTTTTGCGATCTCCTCCGGTATTCTAGCCAACACTAGACCACCTACTCCTATGTACCCTTTGTATCTCCCGTCTCCGAGTTGTGGATAATTCTCCTGAGGATAAAGGTCAGCTCTTACGAGTTCCCATCCTTGGCGAAGTTTGGCCATGATGTTTTTTGTGTCATCATGTCCCATCGTTTCATAACGAATCCATCTTTGTCGGTAGCCCGCAGGACACTTGGGCGCATCTAAGGCAGATGAGTTCACCCAAACTTTTGGTCTTTCAGATTCTGACCTAGTTTGCTGAGCACGAGGGGTTTTTTTGGTTTCTTTTTCCATATGCTTATACCTCCTTCATGTGTAATTGTTTCGCATAATCTTCGAGTGGCACGTTTAATTTTTTAGCTATTGCTACCTGTGAAGGCGTGAGCTTCACAGTTTTGCGGCCAGGTTTTATGCTTCGTTGAGCTGATTGGTTCGCTGAAGCAACGATCTGAGTCGGTCTCGCCGTTTCTACACTACCACCTTTAGCAAATTTATGGGGAAAGTCAACTCTTATTCGTTTGTCGATCTCCGCATAATATTCTGCATCTTTCGCGTTGTACCCTTCTTTTTCAACTAGATCCTTATGGATTTCAAAAGCAGTAAAAGTCATAGCTCGATCTTTGCCGAACCATTCATTTTTTCCTGCCCATTCTTCCGCTTGTGGATCTGGTGGAGTTTCTTTTGGAAGCTCCTTCGGGGTTTGTCTATAGCGCAAATGATCCTGTTCATCAGGAACCTTTGGCTTTGTTTCAGAACGATATTTTTCAGCAGCATTAAGTCTAGCTTCCTCAATCGACAAGGCAGCAATCTTTTTATTTGCTAATACTTGTTTTTGAGCATCGCCTGATTCAATAGCGCTGGATAAATCAGCTTGAGCCGATTTGATTTGTTCTGATACTTTTTCAGAAAAAGCTTTATCGTATTTTTCTTCAGTGGTTTGAAATTGATCTCTAGTGATTTCAACTTCTCTTTTAGCACCGGCTGCATAATCAAGTGCAGCTTTTTCTCTACGTTCAGCTTCTCTATATCTTCGAGTTAGTTTAGAGATTCGTTTATTAACCGCTTCACTATACTCTTCAATTTTCTCATCTTTCTTTGCTTCTTCTTTTACTTCTTCTTTTACTTCTTCTACTTTTACTGGTTCTTCCTTCGGTTCCGTTACTGGAGTCTCTGCGGGAGCTTCTTTAACTGTATCATCAGGTAAATCAACTTCTACATCAGGACCAGTCGTATCAAGAGGAACGGTCTTAGCTTCTTCCTTTTCTTCTACTTTTTTTACTTCTTCTACTGGCATAGTTTCTCCTATTCTATGTTAAAACTCGTGGACAATGTCCTCCGGGTCTTTTATGGTTGCGATGATTTCATCATCGTTGAGTAATCTTACTT